GAAGAGTGGTGATCTGCAGGTGGCCATGATGGGTCTGCAGCGCGTGGAGAGCCGTCTGTCCCAGGCCTTCATGTTGGCCGACATGCGGGACGCTGAACGGGTCACGGCTGAGGAGGTGAGGCTGCAGGCCCTTCTTCTGGAGAACAGCCTCGGCTCGATCTATTCCATCCTCACGGTTGAGTTGATGGCTCCCTATGTCAGCCGGAAGCTCGAGCTATTCGTGCGCGCTGGCGGCATGAAGTCCATGCCTGAGGGTTTGGTGAAGCCGGTGGTGAGTGTTGGCCTGGCTGCTGTTGGCCGTGGCAACGACCTGGAGAAGACCGCTCGCTTCATGCAGATCCTGCAGCAAACGCTGGGCCCTGAAGGCATCGCCACCTACGTGAACCCATCTGAGCTGATCAAGCGATTGGCCAGCTCGATGGGCATGGATGCCCTTGGCCTGGTCAAGTCCGAGGACGAGCTGGCTGCTGAACAGCAACAACAACAGCAGCTGGCAATGGCACAGCAAGCGATGGCAGCCGGTGCTGCTGATCCGCAGAAGCTGGCCAATGCCGCCGCCACTCAGCAAGAGATGGCGATGGCCCAACAACAACCCACTGAGGACGTTCCTGCATGACCGATTCACAGATCACGCTGTCCAGCCCTGAAGCTGAAGCCCCGTCGATGGTGGCCCCTGGTCAGGAGGGGTTGCTTGAGGAGTTCATTGCTGAACAGGAAGCTGAGCAGCAGGAGCAAAGCGATTCAGATCTGCTGCTTGGCAAGTTCAAGTCAGCTGATGACCTGGCTAGGGCTTACCAGGAATTGGAAAAGAAGCTGGGTCAGCCTCGGCAACCTGACCCAGATGAGGAGCCTTCACTCCCTCAGCCTTACACGCGGGAACAGTCCGTCAATGACTACGGCGAGTTCCTGTCGGATGTCTTTGAGACAGCCGAGGTCAACCCCTATGAGATCGCTCAGAAGTGGGAAAGGGGTGAAGATCTAACCACCTACGTGGACAAGCTGGAAGCTGCTGGCATCCCCCGGCCAGTGGTTGAGCAGTACCTCGCCAAGCCCGAATCATCAGCACCTACGGCTGAGCTGACGGCTGAGGACACCGCTCAGATCAAGTCGTTGGTTGGTGGTGATCAAGGCTTCCAGCAGCTGAGTGCATGGGCGGTTGAGAACCTCGATGCCCAGCAACTGGTGGACTACAACACCGTGGTGAACAGCGGCAACAAGGATGCCATCCGCTGGGCACTCAAGGCGATGCAAGCCATGCAGTCCGGTGGCAAGCAACCATCAGAACCCAAGCTGATCAGTGGTAAGGCACCGGGTGAGGGCCTGAAGTTCGAGTCCAAGCAGCAGGTGCTCGATGCAATGACCAAACGGAACGACAAAGGCCAGAAGCTGTACGACGTGGATGAGGCGTACCGCGAGAAGGTGCGAGCAATCCTCGCCAGGAGTGATGTGTTCTAGTACCTTCAGAGCAGGGAATACTCCTCACCCCTGCAACTGACGGGCCCCTGCGGGGATAACCCGAGCTGGTGAAGGCGGAAGTGAGACCCGATCACTTCTCTTTACAGACTCATGGCTACTCCTCCCGATGCTGCACTGCAGCGGATTGGTCAAATTAAGGGCGATGCCGCCACGTGGGGCCCTGGTGCTGCTGGTCTTGATAAGGACCGTGCTCTCTTTCTGAAGCTGGGTGCCGCTGAGGTGCTGACTGCTTTCGAAGAGGCTTGCATCTTCAAGGGCAAGACCCGCGAGCGGAACATCAAAGGTGGCAAGAGCGTTGCCTTCCCCATCACGGGCAAGATGGCAGCTCGCTACCACAAGCCGGGCACTCCCATTCTGGGTGAAGGCAATGATCCTTCCGACCTGAATGAGCGGGTGTTGAACCTCGACGCTCTGATGATCGCTGATGCAGCGATTGCGGACGTGGATCAGCTGATGGCGTACTACGACGTGCGTTCCATCTACACCACCGAGCTCGGCCGTGCTCTGGCTTACGAGTACGACAAACGTGTTGCTCGCATGATCTATGCGGCTGCCGCTAACACCACCGAGCCTCTGGCCAAGGACGGCACCGCCAAGCCCAAGGGTCCTGCCAACAACACCGGCCGCATTGGTAAGACCATCACCCTGGGCACCGGCTACACCGGTGCTGGCGCCACCCGCCAGGCCAAAGGTGACGCACTGGTGGAAGCCATCTTCGATGCGCGTATTGCGCTTGAGAAGAAGGATGTGGGCATTGATGGTGTCGTGGCCGTCTTCACTCCTGAGGACTACTACGCCATCACGATGTCCAGCCGTGCCATCAACACCGACTTCAACGGTGGCAATGGTTCCAACGGCACCATCGCTCAGGGCACCACCATGCGCGTGGCTGGCATCCCCATCTACAGCAGCAACCACATCCAGCAGCCTGCTTACACCCTGGTGGCCGGTGACTACAACGCCGACTACGCCCAGGATCTGAGCAAGTGCCATGGCCTCATCTTCAACAAGGATGCGGTGGGTGTGTTGACCCTGCTGAGCCCCTCTCTCCAGATCACTTCTGGGGACTGGAACATCCAGTACCAGGCAACTTTGATGGTTGCGCGTCAAGCCATCGGCATGGGCATCCTCCGCGCCGAATCGGCCGTGGCACTGGTCACCACCTGATCCAGACTGCTTCTGGAATGTTCATGGGGTCAGCTTTGGCTGGCCCCTTTTTTTGTGCCCCCATACGATGAGGACTGCACCTGTGCACTTCAGGGATGGGCCTGGCCAATCAAGGCGTGACGCCCGGCAGGACCACCCTGCTGGAAGGGGTGAACACCCTGCTCGAGAACATTGGCGAGATGCCAGTGGATTCGCTGGAGAACCAGCAGGTACACGATGCGCGAGTTGCTGAGCGCACGATCCTTGAGTTCCATCGGGAGGGTCAGCTACGGGGGTGGAGTTGGAACCGGGAGGATGCCTACCCCTTTGAGCGTGATGCCGTCACCAAGGAAGTGGTGGTGCCATCGAATGTGATCAGCTTTGCGGTGAACCAGTACCAGTGGGATGGGCGGTTCATCGTTCGTGGTCAGCGGGTCTATGACCTGTGGACACGGAGCTACAAGATTGAGGACGGCATTGCCCCAATCCAGGCGGATGTGGTGTGGCTGCTGCCGTGGGATGACAGCCCTGAGGCGTTCAATCGCTGGACGGTGATCAGGTCCGCCAGGGTGTTTGCCACCAGGGTGCTGGGCTCTGACTCCACCATCCGCTACACGGCACTGGATGAACAGGCCGCACTGACTGAGCTGATGCGTACAGAGCTCAGCCAGTCCCAGCCGAACAGCTTGACCGGTGGCCCTGGGTTAAGGCCGTTCCCCACCTACCAGCCGGGTTGGGGCTTGCAGCGTGGCGTGAACGGAGGACAGATCATTGGCTGATCTGGTTGCGGTTTCGATCCCGAATCTGATCCAGGGCATCAGCCAGCAGCCGGATGGTCAGCGCGACCCCAGCCAGGGCGAGGTGCAGATCAATGGGGTGAGCTCTGTTGCTGAGGGTCTGCGCAAGCGTGATGGCAGCAGGGTGTTGGCGAAGGTGAGCGATGTCCCGTTTGGGGATGCGTTCATCCATTCGATCCTGCGGGATGAGAACGAGGAGTACCTGGCGGTCATTACCAAGACCGGCATCAAGGTGTACGACCTGGCTGGAAATGAGAAGACGGTGAATGCACCGGGTGGGTATGGCTATCTGTCCACGGTCACCAGTGCTCGAGATCAGATCCGTGCAACCAGCATTGCGGACTACACCTTTGTGTTGAACACAGCGGTGAAGCCAGCGATGGATGCTGCGCTGACACCGACCACGCCACGGCCAGCAGCGCATGAGGCATTGGTGTGGATCAAGGCTGCCAACTACGGCCAGACCTACACGGTGACCTTGAACGGCACCACGACGGAAGTGAAGACCGCCACTGCTGCGGTGATTGCCTCTGGCACCAGCGTGACGGAGGTGAAGATCAGCGCAGCCGAGATTGCAGAGGCGATCAAGACGGGTCTTTCCACCGTGAGCGGTGTGACGATCACCCGGTTCGGGTCGGTGTTGTGGTTCACCAGTGCCAGCGCGTTCACGATCGCGGCATCAGATGCCCGTGCCAATGCAGACATCACCTGCATCACCAACTCGGTGCAGTCGTTCACGGAGCTGCCCACCATTGCACCGAAGGGGTATCTGGTGGAGATCACCGGCGATCCGGGCAACAAGTGGGACGGGTATTTCGTTCAGTTCAGGCCCCGTGCTGGGGTTGGCGACTTCGGTGAAGGGGCCTGGATTGAGACGGTTTCACCTGGCACTGAGTACAAGCTGAACCCAGCCACGATGCCGCAGGTGTTGGTGCGGAAGGCGGACGGCACCTTCCACTTCGGACCCATGGATGGCAGCACCGTTGGCACGCTGAAGCTGCCGAAGTGGGGTGAGCGGACGGCTGGTGACTACGAGACAGCCCGTGACCCGAGCTTTGTTGGCAGAGCGATCAACGACATCTTTGTCTTCCGCAATCGGCTCGGTGTGTTGGCGGATGAGTCGGTGGTGCTCAGCCGTCCTGGTGAGTTCTTCAGCTTCTTCCCGGAGACGGTGACGACCACGCTGGATTCAGATCCGATTGATCTGCGAGCCAGTAACAACCGGGTGTCAGTGCTGCGTTACGCGGTGCCGGTGCAGGATCAGCTGATCATCTTCTCGGCCCAGTACCAATTCCTGCTGAGCGGTGGCGATACAGCACTGACGGCAGCGACGGCACGGATCACGGTGCTCACCAACTACGAGGTGGATGTCCGCGTGCGGCCGCAGCTGTTGGGTAGCGGGATCATCTTTGTGGAAGCCAACGGTCAGTGGAGCCGACTCCAGGACTTCCGCTTCCGTGGTGCTGGCACTGCGATGGTGGCCAGCGCTGATGACATCACTGAGCACGTGTCGTCTTACGTGCCGGGTGGTGTTTACAAGATGGCGGTGAACGATGTGGGCGGAAGCCTGTATGCGATCAGCCAGCAGAAGGGGTATCAGAACCGGGTCTATGTCTACAAGACCCTGATGCGCAGCACGGGGAATGGTGAGCAGCGTGCACAGAGCAGCTGGTCACACTGGTTATTCGCAGGAGCTGATGAGATCCTGCAGGTGCTGTGTGTACGGGAGACCCTGTACTGCCTGATGCGGTATGGGCAGAAGGTCTACCTGGAGAAGGTGAGTGCGCAGGATCGTCTGCGTAGCGCTGACGAGGTGTCCTATCCGCTGCTGCTGGATCGGTGTGTGACGACCACCGCGGAGACGCCAGCAGCGTTGCGGATGGCGAAGGGTGTCTATGACCCGATCACCCGGAAGACCACGTTCACGCTGCCGTACACGGTGGCTGCGCAGACCCAGGTGTGGGCACCGTTCGCCATGGGTGATGGGGTGCATTACAGCGCTGGGGTGTTGCTGGGTGAGGTGAGTACCGGCAACACGTTGGTCGCTCGCGGTGATTGGTCAAAGGCTGATGTTTACGCGGGTGAGCCGTATGAGTTCCGGTATCGCTTCAGCCGGTTCAAGTACATGCAGCAGGCAGGTAGCGGGAAGGTTGCTGCCAACGCTGCTCGCACCCAGGTCAGGCAAGCCAAGCTCCGGTATCACGAGACCGGGTACTTCCAGGTTCATGTACTGCCCGAGCACCGGGCGGAGGGTGTTTACACCTTTGACAGCACGGTGATGGCCACCAGGGCCAGCAGTATTGGGGCACCGACTGCAGGCACCACCAACACGGCCCGGTACTACGAGGGTGTGTTCAGCATCCCGGTGATGAGCAAGGGCGAGCAGTGCATGGTGGAGATCAGGAACACCACGCCACACCCCTGCAAGTTCAGCAGTTGTGAATGGGTTGGAACGATCAGCACCCGTGCGAGGGCAATCCAATGAATCTGGTGGAACCAACAGCTGAGGCTGTTCACTACGTGGCTGAGCACCTGCGTCCAGAGGATGAGCAGGAGGTCTGGCTGAGCCACCACATCCCAGGCCCTGAGGCAGTTCTCAGCAGCTGGGCAGAGAGTGATCTATGCGCCTGCATCGAGACCGAGGATGGTGTTCCAGCTGGTGTGACGGGTGTGGTGGGTGATCGGATCTGGATGCTGGGCACGCCAGAGTTGACGGCCACCAAGGAGAGAAGATTGCACCTGTGCATAAAAGGCCGAGGATGGGTGCAGCACTGCATTGATCAGGTGGGGATGCCGCTGGGGAACTACGTGTACGCGAAGAACCGTCCAGCGATTCGATGGCTCAGGTATCTGGGGTTTGAGGTTGGAGTGCCACAGCCGTATGGCCCAAGCGCTGCACTGTTTCGTCCGTTCTGGAGGTTGGGCTGATGGCTTTCGGAATTGATGACCTGATTGGTCTTGGCATTGGTGCTGCGTCCACCGGGATGAACATCTGGGGCGCCAGCGCCCAGAACGCTGCCCAGAAGCAGGCATACAAGGACGCGATCAAGTTCCAGAAGGCGAATGATGCGTTTGCCAAGTGGCAGGCCAGATTCAACAAGAAAGCCACTGACGCCCAGAACAAGTTCAACTACTGGGGCCAGGTTGTTAATTACAACCAGAACAAGGCCTACACCAATTCGCTTCGCAACATCGAGAAGCTGAAGGCGTTCAAGCAGGCGGAGGTTGTCTTCAAGACCAGGGCCGCTGCTGGTGCGAGCTACATCCAGGACAGTGAGGCCATCTCCAACGCCTACCAAGAGCAGTCAATGCAGGAGGCGGTGTCCCTGCAGCAGTACCAGTGGCGTGCCGTACAGACCCGTGGAACGGTCCAAGCCATGGAACGGGAGGGTCAATCGGTTGATCGGATCGTGAATGACTACGCCCGGCAGATGGGTGACTTCGAGGCGCTGCAGCAGATCAACCAGAAGATCCGCACCAGGCAATACACGCGAGAGCAAGCCGGTCAGGTGGCGCAATACCTGAGTCGTTGGAACAGCCAGACGTTCTACCAGGAGCAGCCGTACATGGATCCGCTGCCGCCTTATGCACCGTTGCCGACGATCATGATGCCACCGCCACCGTCGATGACGGGTGCACCGCCCAGTGCAACAGCAGGTGCATTGAACATTGGCACCGCGGTGCTGGGCGGTCTGCAGACGGGGCTGAACGCTTGGCAGATGCTCTCGAAGAGCAATACCCCGTCTTCATCCAGCGGCCCCGGTACTTGATCCATGGCAGACCGTCTTCCTTATGGGCAGCTCACGCCAGCAGCGCGGCCGATCAATGCGTTCATCTCTCCTGCCCAGACCAACACGCCTGATGCTGCAAGGCCGCAATCGCTTCAGGCTGACATCAGGATCAACACGATCCAGCGTGCATCTGAAGGCAATGTCCAGGGCTTTAACCAGGCCGAGCAGTTAGCGCAGGCGATTGCACCGTTCAACCGTGCGTTGACCAGCCTTTTAACCGAGGGTGCTGTTGCGTTGAAGAACAGCTCGATCGAGGCTGGCTACTACGACGAGCTGAAGAATCAACAGGCTCGCGGGATGTTGAGCCTGCAGATGCAGCAGGAGGCAGGTGCTGCCAATGCTGCTGGGCAGATCAGCCAGCTGGAGAAGATTGATCCGCCTGGTGCTGCGATGCTGCGCGAGGCCAACCCATGGAAGGCGATCGGTCGACGGCGTGCGCTGGCGCAGCTTGCTGGCGGTGACATCGACAACGTGCTGTCTGCTGATCTGCAGCAGAACCAGGGCGAGCTGGCAACAGTTCAGCCGGGCAGTGGGGTTCTGTCACAGCGCAAGAGTGCTCTCACCCAGATTGTCCTGGATCGTTATGGGCTGACGGGTGATGAGATCGAGGTCGCTGCCTATGTAGCGCCGAAGGTCAACCAAGCCTGGGACAAGTACACCGAGAAGCAGCAGAAGCTCTACAACGAGACACTGCGGATCAACGGCAGAGCGCAGACCACGGCGGCCCTGGGTCAGGCACTGCAGCAGATGTCAGAGAACGGCATCCCCCTTGCCAATGGTGAGGTGGTGCCAATGGGTGACCCGCGGTTTGCGCAGCTGGCAGGCCGTGTGATGACCGGGATGATCGACCGGTCACTGACCTTCTCTGGTGGGCAGGACCGTGCTGATGACCTGAAGGAGATCCGCACGCAGCTGCTGGGCACGTTTGGTCAGGTGCCGGTGCTGGGTGATGCACTGGGGTTTGTTGAAGGTGGCAACCCTGGTGATGCCAACCGTCCGACCTGGGGTGCCAGCTACGGGCTGGAGATCCTTGAGACCCGCAACCGTGGCAACTCAGCCCGGCAGCAGCAGTACGAGCTGGGGCAGAAGGCTGTTGAGCAACAGCTCGATGGGTTGTGGTGGGCTGAGGGTTCACCGGGTTCGATGTTGCCCACCGATCCGAACTACGCGGCAGCGCTGATCAACTTCAGGAACAAGGCAGCAGCAGCTGGTTATCGGGACATCGACGGCTACATGAAGGGCCGGATGGATTCGCAGGAGTCCGTTGTTGAGCGTGCCTACGCCCCGGATCCACTGGCATCTGAAGACTTCCTGACCACGATTCAGGACCTGCCCCGTTCAGCGATGAACACACCGGAAGCGGTGCAGGCATTGCGTGAGCAGGCCAGGGCTGCAGCGAAGGCTGAGCCCACTCCTGAGCTGCAGCGTGCCCGCTACAAGGAGTACCTGGACGCGATCACGGCCAAGCAGAAGCAGGCACAAGACACCACCCCTGGCCTGCAGTCAGCGATTGACAAGGCACTGCTGCAGGACCTGAGCCTGCCGCAGGTGAAGCCGCTTGTGGATGCAGCCAAGGCCAAGTCCGGTGGTGGTGATGCGTTCACTGCTGCCCTGCAGGGTGGTGCTGGTGCGATGGCTGCAGCCAGTGGGTTGGGCAACGCGAAGGTGACAGCGTTCACTCAGCGGTTGAACAACCTGTTCCTGCGAAACGCTGAAGCAAAGATCGACGCATGGATGGCTGAGCGTCCTGGTGTGCCGCTGACCAGCAGTGCCAGGAACGTGTTGATCAGTGAGGCGATTGCGGAGACCAGGAAGAGCGAGGAGTACAAGCAGGCGTTCCAATCCCTGACGGGCAAAGCACCGGGCGAGGTGGGTGTGGGGAAGGTTGGGACTGGCCCTGCGCAAGGCACCGCACCAGGTCCGGCTGTCAGGGGTGTGGCCCGTACTGCAGCAGCAGCGTTGCCTGACACCACGGTGAAGGGCTTTGCTGTTCGCCCTGTGATGAACGGTGACTGGCTGCACTCAGAGCTGTCTCAGCTCAGCAATGGCAAGCCGGTGAGTGCTGAGCTGTATCGCCTGGCCAATCGAGCTGGCACCACCACCAACCGGTATTTGCTCGAGCAGCTGCGCTTCTATCCCCAGCTGGATCCAAACGGTGAAGCACGCAAGTTCCTCGAGCAGAAGGTGCGTCAGCAGCGTCAGGGCCAGACGGTCAGTGGTGCCAACTGGCAGAGCATGAGCCGTGGCACTGGGATGGGGATGGTGCCGACTGGGTACAACCCGCTGGCACCCGGCAGCTGGCTGATGAACATGCTGATGCCACCTGCTGCTGCAGCCACCCTGCCACCTGGGTTTGCGTCTGGTTATGGCGGCGGTGACGGGAACTATGTGGCGACCACTGGGTTCGGTTACTCCGCTGACCGCAAGACCCAAACGCTGCATGGCATCAAGGGTCGCCCTGGGTATGACGCCAACCATGGTGTGGGCAATGACCACGTTCACCACGGTGCCAATGACCCGCAGACGGCGATGGCATTGGCGAAGTACCTGAAGGCGAAGGGCTGGCCGATCACGGAGTTCAAGCCATGGGGTCGAGTGGGTCAGCACCAAGACCCTGGCCATTACGACGGCCGCACCTTTGACATCCCGGTTGCAACCAAGGATCACGCCAAGGTGTTGTCTGACATCAACGCCTTCTATGCAGGCCGTAGTGGTAGCGGTGTCCGCGGGACACCCGCTGGTTACCTGAAGCGCCTGGCGTATCTCGAGAGCCGGATCCGCAACGTGCCAAATGCTGAGGGTTCACCGGGCCGTGGGTACTTCCAGGCCTTCCCTGCCTTCAGCTCTGAAGCCATTGCTGCATCGGGTGGCATTGATCCTCGAGATGCCAACTACGACCGCTCAGCCAAGGCCACATGGGCCTGGATCCAGAAGCACAACGAGCGAGCTGCTGCAGCAATCAAGGCGGGTCGGTACGACGAGGCCGACCGCCTGCTGCGCAATACCTGGCCATCACTACCGGGTGGCAGCCAAGCCCAGCCCGATCACGTTCAACGCGAAGCCCGCCGCTACCTCGGAGGTTGACCCATGCCTGCTTTCAACCTTGCACCGAAGCCCGAGGACCTTGACCCGCAGTGGGACAACAAGGCACCACAGACATTGGGTGATGGCACCAAGAAGCCAACAGTGGGTCAGTCCAGGGCGTTGTATGCCCAGCGATCGGAGGCAGCTGCTGGCCCGCTGAAGCCGGTGGTGCAGTTCGCCAATGCACTGGCCAGCCCTGACACCAAGATCGGCATCTTCACTGGTCCGATCAACGGGATCTCAAAGCTGGGCAATGCACTGGGTGACCTGGTGCAGGGCAAGCCGATTGATGTGAAGGATGCCTGGACGATCAGCGATCAACAGGCACGTGCCATCAACCCATGGCGGGTTGGCATTGGCCAGGAGGTGACCCCTTCTGACGTGGCTGGTCTGGCGATCGGTGAAGGGATCGGTGCTGAGCTGGCTGGTGCTGCCACTGGTGCGACGTTGCTGCAGCAGGCGGCAAAGATCCGCAGGGTGCAGCAGGCAGCGCAGGCGTTCCAGCAGCAGGCAGCAGTGCGCCGTGCTGCGGTGGCGATCACGGCCAGTCCGAAGCTGAAGGCTGCCACCAATGTGGCTACGCATGTTGGCGAAGCACTGGGCAGCACGATGCTGTCCACGCCGTTCCTGGATCAGGCAGACGGGAACCTGGCGAATGTGGGTGATGCGGTTGGGCTGAAGCTGCCCGGCCGTGTCGAGCCAGACGAGAACTACCTGCAGTCACTGGCCAAGTCAGTGGCGGTGGAGGGGATCGCTGCCCCGCTGGCGCTGCTGGGAATGGGTGCATTGATCAAGCCCATCCGTGAGGGGATGACCAAGGGTGGACCGGGGTGGATTGAAGAGCTGGCCAATGCAGAGCTCGAGCCATACCTGCCACGGCAGATGGCTGGTCCTGCTCTGCCACCTGCTGCAGATGTCCCTGCTCTGCCTGGTTACAGCCAGCAGGGTGGTGCGTTGGTGCCTTACGACTCTGCGATCACCCGCTCACTGCAGGAGCAAACGCAGGTCAAGCAGGTGACGCAGCAGCGCCAGCGGCTGCAGGACATGGGCCTGGTGCAGCAGGGGGAAGGCGGTCAGCTGGATCTGTCCCTTGGTGGTGCGGTTGATCCTGAGATCCGGTTGCAGGTGCGACAGCTGCAGACGCAGCGCGGTCTGCTGATCAAGCAGGGGATGGAGTCTGGTCAGGACATGACAGGTGACCTGGCAAAGATCGACCAGGAGATTGGTGATCTGATCCAGAGCGGCAGCAGTGCTGACTTCATGCCAGCTGAGCGTCCTGTCCAGCCGGAGCTTGATCTACCTGATGGCCGGCCAGAGCTCGATAGCTTCCTCGCTCACCTGGATGAGATGGGTGATGCCGACCTGCGGCAGATCCACAGCCGGGTGTATGCGGACATCAATGCAGAGCGCAATGCACAGGAACTGACCAACGCACAGCAGCAGGTGCAAGCGTTGCAGGACCAGCTGGCCAGCATTGATCAGCGGCTGGCCGCTGGTGAGATCAAGCCGATGGGTGCCAAGCGCATGATCGGCAAGGTGCAGAAGGAGCTGGCCCTAGCGCAGCAGCAGGTGGAGACGATCAATGCACGTGGCCGGGTGCCTGAGGCATTGGTCGGTGATCAGCTGCAGCTGCGCATTGATCAGCAGGGGCAGCTGGATCTCTCCCCTGAAGTGAAGCTGCCACCGATTGAACAGGTGACACGGACCGCCAGTGAGTACGGCTACCAGACACCGGATGACTACCGCTCTGCACTGGGCGGGTGGAACCGTGATCAGCTGCGCAGGTTGGCGATGCCTGATTCCAGCCCTGAGGTAGCAGCACTGGTGAAGGCACGCACTGGCCGGCCGATTCCCTTGGCCAAGAAGGAGGACATCATTGATGCCTTGGTGGAGATGGCAGAGCGGCGTGGTCGCTTCCTGCCACCGGAGCCTGAGCAGTTGGCGCTCGAGCTGAAGGCAAACAAGTTCGGTGATGCTGCACCGCTGTTCGATCGTCCTGCTGATCTCTCTGCCCCTGGCATGACCAAGGTGCTGGATGCTGATGGCGTTGAGCAGCTGGTGCCAGCAACGGATTACAGCGGTCGCGGCATGGATCCTCAAACCCGTGAGCGGTTGAAGGCTGAGATCCTGCAGCGTGCGATCGACAACGGTGAGGTGCAGCCACCGGTCAGCCCGTTGCCGCAGCGGCCGACTACCACGTTTGAGCAGGCCTCGTTGGTGGATGACCTGTTTGCCGACCCCACCGGGCAACTGCCGCTGGCCTTCTCCACTGATGCGTTGCCCACGTACAAGGCAGGTGGAAAGAACGCTGATGCGTTGATCGAGGAGATGCGTCTGCGGTTTGAGTACAACCTGCTGGATGAGCAGGCACAACGTGCACAGCAGCAAGCGCTGATGGCAGCGCATGGTTGGGACACGTTGCCGTGGGAAGAGAAGAAGAAGCTGGGGATCCTGGGTGAAGGGTTCTACAGCCTGCAGCGTCATGAGTTCGCTGGTGCTGTTGATCGTCTGCGGCAACCGACTGCGCAGTTCAACCCAGAGCTGGAGGTGGTGCCACCACGCAAGCCCAAGCAATACGGGATGGAAGGTGGTGAGCTGGTGGAGAAAGCACCAGAGGTGAAGCCCACACCGGCAGAGGCCGCGGCGGCCAAGAAGGAACAAGCTGCTGCAGCAAGGGCCGTCAAGGCAGAAGCTGCAGCGCAGAACAAGGGCATCGCCAAGATGCGAGAAGCCCTGCTTAAGCAACGGGAGGAACTCCTCCGTCAATCCCAAGGAGCGAAGTGCTGATGGCTAGCTGCAACGACCTCGCTGAAGAGCTGCGTCGGATTGACGCTGAACTTGAAGCTCTCGACTCCACCCAGCGTGGACTGAACGCGCAAGCAGCACTTGCCGATGGTCAGCCCAAGGGCAAGCCAAAGGTGCTCAAGACCTACACCGGTGATGAGGTGACCCTCGACCCCGGCAAGTGGGTGACCGAGGCGGAGATGGACGCCATGCAGATGGGCGATGAAACCGTCCGTCAGATGGTGTCAGCTGGGTTCCAAGGCAACCGGACACCGAACGGTCGCACCGGTCGGATGGTGAACTACAGCCAGATCGACCCCAGCCAGGAGAACATCGCCCTGCTGCTGGAGGTGATGGGGCTCAAGCGTGCCAGCACCGACAAGGGTGTGGAGCTACGCCGGCCGTTCACCAACCAGGCTGCAGCTAAGGCGCTGATGGCCATGGCGCAGAAGGAAGGTGCTGACCCTCGAGCGGTGGCCGAGGCATTGCAGAAGCGGGTGAAGGGAATCGACAACCTGCCCAGCGCGGTCTATGCCGCAGCGAAGGCGAAGTGGGATGCAGCCAGCCAGTACACCGACGTGCTCGAGGAGCTGGCCGATGCCATGGACGGTGGCTTCCTCACCGATGAGCTGAAGCACCAGGCCGGCAACGCTGCGAAGTGGGCGCACTTCTATGAGCAGCTGGATGCACAGGTGCGGCGGCGTGTCGGCCAGGCACTGAAGTCCATGCAGTTCAAGCAGGACGCTGAGATCACCCTGGTGGATGTGGGCAAGGACATCCAGGACCTGACGCTGGATGACATCACCGGCAACAGCCTGGTCGGTGACATGTTGAAGGTGGTGGCTGAGGGCAACGCCAAGGCGCTGCGGCAGATGGCTGCAGCCAAGCGTGCGGACCAGGCACTGGGCCTGAATCAGCCTGGGTTCTTCCGTGACCTGAGCCTGCTGAACAGCTTGCGGCGGGCAAACCTGTTGTCCTCGTTTGCGACCTGGGCTGTTCGTAACCCGCTGTCGGGTGCGCTGGTGCAGGGCATCTACATGACCGAAGACATGGTGTCCGGCAGCTTGCGCCTTGCTGCGAAGAACGGGATCAGAGCTGGTGTGGCTGATGAGCTGAAGGCTGCTGGCTTTGCTGGCCGCGCTTTCGTCGATGCGTTCGGCATGAGCTGGGGCAACTTCAAGGAGGCGTTGTCCACCGGCAAGACAACGGTGGCGACTGACTCACTGAAGTACGTGGATTCAGTCGATGAGATGCGCAGCTCCAAGGCCATCGTCAACGCTGCTTTTGATTCCGCATGGGAGGACATCACCAGCTGGAAGGGTCTGGCCAATCCGGTGTCGGTCCTCAACTTCATCAACGGCGGGTTCTGGAAAGTCTTCGGCGGTGGCGTTGAACGACTGACCGGATCCGATGCGGGATACATGGCACCGTTCCGCATCCTGAACGCAACGGATGACTTCATGCAGACGCAAGCGTTTGCGTGGAAGAGCAGCCATGAAGCGTTCGTTCGTGCTGCTGAGGAGGGCAGAGCAGCAGGTCAAGGTGCGGAGTGGATCGAGCGGCGTGCTGATGAGCTGGCCAGCAAGTCGATGTTCAGCGGTGTCTTCACCGATGACGAGCTGGTCCAGTACCGCAAGGCGCGGAACGCGGAGTTCGGCATCCCGGTTGGAGGAGACATCGACGATGACGAGCTGCGGGCCATGCTCTACAACCAGCTGAAGGGTGTGCCCAACACCGAGTCAGAGCTGGGCCGGCTGTCTCTTGATCGTGCAAAGAACAGCACCTTCACCGGTGAGGTGACGGGCATGGCCGCACCGTTCGTGAACGGTGTGCAGCAGATGCGATCCAATCCGTTCATGGCATGGGCACTGCCGTTCTGGAAGGTGCCGATCAACGGAATCGGCTGGGTGTTGAACCGCGATGTAATCCTTGCAGTACCCAAGCAACTGCTGATGGAAGGTCAGCAGCTGATGGGCAAGGGTCAGAAGTTCACGGTGGAGGAGATGGCTGATGCCAGGGCCCGCACTGCAGTGGCAGTTGCAATCGCTGGCATGACCCACGTGATGTGGGAGAACGGGTTCTTCACTGATGGTGGATCGTTTGATCCTCGTCAGCGGGAACGTGAGCGCAGGAACTGGAAGCCCTACAGCTTCAGCCTGGCCGGCACGTTGGCTGAGGCGACCAAGTTCCAAGGCAGCTCGATCGACGTGATCGACCTGATGGGTCTGCACGCTGATGTCCTTCGCGCCTACCACGACGGCGTGATGACGTGGAAGGAAGGCGAGGTGAACATGGTCCCGATCCTGGTGGCCTACGGCAACCTGATCAAGAACAAGGCAGCGCTGAAGAACATCACCAGCATCATGAACTGGATGCAGGACCCACAGCGTTACGACTTCGGTCGGGTGCTGGGTGATCAGATGGGTGGCCTGCTGCCCCTCAGTGGTTTCGGTGGGACCATCTCTCGTTCCTTCTCTGATGCAGAGGAGATGATGGCGAAGCGGCGGATGCTGTCAGCCAACGAGGTGGCAGCACTGAAGAACGATCCGAACTACAAGCTGATCCAGCCAGTGATCAACGCGCTGCAGTCAGCAGGTGATGCGTTCGTGAAGGGCAACGCTGGCATCCTCGGTGGGCTGCTGCCACGGGAGAAGGACTGGCTGGGCAACAGCATCCAGCGACCGCTGGGTCTGCCGGTGGATCTGACCATCCCGTTCATGCCAGTGATCAAGCCACAGGATCAGCTGTATCAGTGGCTGGAGAAGCATGGCTTTGGAGATAAGCCACGGCCTGACGGCACCTTTGAGATGGGTGGTGCCAAGGTCCAGATGAGCAATGAGGAGGAGGACTTCTACCGGGAAGAGATGAGGACGGTGCGGGGTGAGATCCCACCGGAGGCGATCGGTCAATCCGCTGGTCGCCTGATGCCGATCTGGCAGTACGTGCAGGGCCAGGACCTGGCGGGTGCACTGCGGAATCTGATGCGTGATCCGAAGTACAACCAGCTACTGGATGATCCGACCGGGGGTGTCAGCCCGAGCCTGGCAGTGCAGCAGGGCAAGAGCCTGGCTGAGCGGAAGCAGTCAGGCGGCGGCAAGCTCTACGCCCCAGTCGATGACATCATCAACTACTACGACCGGCTGGCATTGATGAAGCTGCTGAGCAACCAGCAGTTTGATTTCCGCCAGCGCTATCAAGCAGTGCTCAGGCAGAAGCAGGTTGGGTTGCAGCAGTATGCGGAGAGCATTAACGGACTAGGGGTGTCTCGCCAATAGGGAGGCCGGTAGCCTGAGAAGTGCACAGGTGCAAGCCTTCCGATGGCGATCCCTACCCCCTACTCCTACCGCCAGTACACAGGGGATGGGACTGCCAAGACCTTCAGTGTCCCGTTCCCGTACCTGGCCAGGGCTCACGTCCACTTGTGCCTGGACAGCAAGGAGCTGAAGGACGGGACGGACTTCAACTGGACCAGCGGCACACAGGTGCAGCTAACCATTGCTCCCCAGGCACCAGTCACTGGCACCACGCCCAAACCAGCTGAGGTACTGACGGTCCGGCGTATCACGCCAGAAGACAGTCAGATCGTCCAGTGGAAAGACGGCAGCTACATCATTGCTGCGGATCTGAATGAATCTGATCTGCAGTGGCTGTACCTGATCCAGGAACACCACGACTGGTTGATTCGCCAGGAGAACAACCTTGGGGCATTGCCTGGTGGGGGTGGCAGCACAGGTGCTGTCAGCCAGTACTGGAACAAGCTGGCGCGGCACCTGGACCCAGCCAAGGACACGGCCAATGAGAAGGCCAATGTCGTTGACACCAAGGACCAGAAAACACCTGATGCCACTGGCCTGAAGTCTGCTGGCTGGATTGCTGATGACGACCACATCGCCACCACGGGTGCGCTGAGTGAGCGGTATGACGTTTACGTCCAAGACACCAAGCCACCGGATCCCCCGATCACGGAGGTGCGTCAGCCAGGGAAGATCTGGATTGATGATGGGGTTCTGCAGATCAATTACTGGGAGCCCACGGCCAAGGCCTGGGTGAACCTGGCCAGCACTGGCCCCGAGGGTCCGGCTGGCCCTGCAGGCCCTCAGGGGCCAACAGGTGCAACAGGGCCAGTCGGTCCCGCCGGTGCACCTGGTCCTGCTGGAACGTACTTGGCGGAAACGCCAATCATTCTGGCTGCAACTGGTTCAACGACCACTATCAAGTTCGACCCCATTCCTCTACCCACTCTTCCCTGAGTCATGGCTGTTCAATCCACTGATCTGCTGGTCGTTAATCGTTCCGGCACGAACTACAAGGTCTCGTGGCAGACCTTAAAAGCTGACACCGCTTACACCCTTCCCAACGCTGCTGCTGCCGTCCTTGGTGGCGTCAAGGTTGGCACCAATCTGTCGATTGACTCTGGCGGTGTTCTATCTGCCAACCTGCCTGGCGCCCTGATTTACAGGGGCACCACTGATCTGACGGGTACACCTCCTGGCACCAAGGTTTCTGGCGATGTCTACGTCAACCGCAAAGCTGGCACGATCAACGGTGCTTGGACTGGCCTGAGCGGCACCGCCACTGTTGGCGAGATGGTGCTGTGGGATGGCACCAAATGGGACATCGTTGGCAACGGTGGTGCTGCTGGCGTCACCAGGGTGACCGGCACTGCTCCTGTTGTTGTTGGTGGCACTGCCCAGCAACCAGACATCACCGTCAGTGCTGCCACCACTACCGCGGCAGGTCTGCTCAGTGCCGCTGACAAGACCAAGCTGGATGGCATCGCAGCTGGTGCAGCTGCTGGCACCGTCACCACGGTCACAGCCAGCTCACCGCTTCACGTCACAACGCCGACCACAACACCGGCGCTGAGCATTGATGACGCCACCACCGCTGCAAAAGGCGTGGTGCAACTGGCGGATGCAGCGGCTGTCACAGCTGGTACGGCTGGCCTAGTCGTAACAGCTGATCAGCTCAAAACCACCAACGATGCAATCGCCACAGCAGCAGGCGGCGGCATCACCACGTTGACTCCAACTGCACCGATCACGGTGACAGCTGGTGCTAACGCTCAGACCAAGGTGATTGGCGTTGGTACTGCCACTAATGCAGCGACAGGTGTGCTGCGTCTGGCAACAGATGCTGAGGCCACTGCTGGCACCTTGGAAACCGTTGCGGTTAATCCCAAGCAACTGGCCAGCAAAACTATTGCGCAGGCCACCAGGACCGTTGCAGGCAAGGCTGAGATCGCCACTGAAAGCGAGATCACTGCTGGCACAGATGACACCCGGTTCATTTCTCCGCTGGGTGCCAAGACCACGTTGATGCCATACGACATCAGCACTCTGACTGTCCTGCCCTGAGCCAAGCGCCTGATCACCAATGACCGTTCAGAACACTGACGTTTTTGTTGTTAGCCGTGGCGGCACGCTGCACTCGGTGACTGCCGCCAATGCCAACGGCAAGATTCAGGACACTGACCTGTTGGTGGTCAGGCGTGGTACAACCACTTACAAGATCACGGGGAAGGTATTTAAGGCTGCTGCCTTTCAAGACGGTGACCTGTTCATCGTTAATCGGAACCACAAAAGCTATAAGGCCACAGGAGCTGTTGTTAAAGCCATCCTGCAGAAGGCACCGATCATTCAGGTGGTGACCTTAGCTGAGGATGATGCAGCAGGTGCAGCGTTCACCAGTCAATCGTTCACCGCAACGATCACGATGACGGAACCGGGTATGCCGGTTGCTACGCATAACCTCAAGGCATGGGTGGAGGGGACGCTTAACGGCGTTGCCGGTGCCCGCCTGTACCTGAAGTTCAACGCTGCTGGTGCAGTGTCTGACCTGCAATCAGCTGATCCTGGGTGGGTGCAGACGACGGATCAGGCCACACCAAAGCTGACGTTTCCTGCCACGCTTCCGTCAGGCAAGAAGCCGGATGAGGAGCTACCTGCTGGCACCACGATCACCGTGGAAGCACAGGCCACCAACGCAGCAGGTACGGTCACAAAGGTGAGCAACATCATTGTTCCCAGTAGGCCAGCTCCGCCGAAGCCTGGTGATGCAATGGGTGGTGGATTCTTCGCCGGTCAGATCAATGATGGCGGCGTGATTTATAACTTGATTGTTGCCCCAAAAGTCAGCGGCACGCTTCATGGAGAAATAAGCAAGATTGCGTGGGGCACGTCAACAAGAGCACTTAATGGTGTTTACATAAACAAGCACGATGGCCGCGTCGGGATGGGAGACGCGAATCGCAAGGCTAACTACGCTGGCCAATACCCACTTATCGAGTGGGTAGAAACAAATCCAACAGGACCGAACAAGGGTCATTGGGATCCGACGAATAGTGTTGGCACAGGCATAGGAGGCTTCAATGATTGGTACATTCCTTCTGTCTACGAGGCTTTCATTGTGTTCTTTGGCTTGAAGGGGCAATCGGCTGCTAACAGTACTTCCACTGCATTGGCGGAGCTTGGTGCGAACGGCACCAATCCGTATTCTGTTGCGCCATACACGCCTAACACGCCATTCACGGCTACATTGCCCGGAGTAACAACGGTCCCTGCGTTTATCACTGGTAGCGGCGCAGAGGCGTTCCCTAACTACTTTGAAATGTGGACCAGCACAGAGTGCGATCCAGGCAACAAGGACAGCGCGTACTTCATCAGCATGTGGGATGGCGATATGCACCGCTCACAGAAGACGGCCTCAAACAGAGGCGCCCGCGCCATCCGCCGTGTACCCGCTTAAGCCATGACTGAATACACTCCAACCCCTGAAGAGCTTGAAGCCATCCGTCTTGAAAACGAGAAGATCGCTGCTGAACTAGCAGCTATCCCTGAATGGGAACGCGCTAATCGTCAAGCCAAAGCACGGTTTGACTACATCAACCAACAACTCAGCTCCTATGAAAACCGTAGGGCTGAGTTTCAGAAGATCCCTGAGTGGCAGCCCAACACCACCTACCAACCTGGGGATGAGGTGCGTCATGAGCACCGCAAGTTCATCAAAGCTGATGACAACGACCAAAGCCCACCAGATGATGTAGCCGGCGGCTGGCTACTCGCCACCTAACCAGGAGACCTGCAATGTCTTTCCCCTTTCCCAAGAATCCAACAGATGGTCAGCAGGTCACTCAGGCCCAAGCTGACGGCACTGTTCTGGTTGCCACCTACGTCCAGGCCAAGAATGAATGGCAGGTGACGCGGACGGTTCCGAAGGATCCAACGCTGACGTTGACCGCCGCTACGGCGTACACGGTGACGCCTGGTGCTGACGGTCAGGTGTTGACCTTTGATTCCAGGTTGAATCAGTGGGTTGGTAAGGCGCCTGCTGCCGCAAGCGGTGGTGGAGGGGGAACATTTATCAAGGCAACGCAGGCGGGTGCCGATACCACCAACCCTCCTGATCCAGCCAAACCGACAGAACTGTTGAAGGCAGGGATGCTGCAGAGCACACCAGAGAACCTGCATAAGGAGCTGAAGGTATGGGATGGGACGGCTTGGGCTGAGCTATTTGGCGAGGACACGATCAAGCAGTGGATTGCCGCCGGTTCACTCTTCCGCAGCACCCTGCAGCAGCCTGGAATCAGCGCCCTGCCAGCGCCTGCTGCCGTCAACCGTGGCTACTACTGGACCTGGGCAGGAGCATCGGGCTACG